TCACTTTTCACTCTTCACTATCTTCCTAAAGGCTGGATTATAGAGGGCTTCTTGGTCGTATTGCTTACGTAGGCGGTAGATGGTCGATGGAGCGCGCCCCAGCAGCAGGCAGAGCTGGGAGACGCTGGCGCCCTCTTGGCAGGCTAAGTGCACCAAGAACAAGCGCGCATACAGGTGCTTAGGCACTCGACTGGTCGAACATATCTCCTGTGCCAAACAGCCCGTCAGCCGGCAGACCTTCGTGAGGATTTGCCCAAGACGCTCATGGCTCAGCCCTGCGGGACAACTCGCTGACTCACACGAAGATGACCCGTTGCTTTCCCTCTCTTGCGAAGGACTCTTGGCCTTCTCAAAACTATAGCGGATACTACCCCCCAAGGCCTGAACGGTGGTATACAAATGTACAAAAACTTCTCGATAGGATTCCTCTATCGATTCTTCTGGAATGGTAATATAAAGCATTTTTTTTAATGATTAATTTTTAATGTTCAATGATTAATGTTCAATGTTCAATGGTTAATGTTCAATGTTGAATGTTGAATGGTTAATGATCACCTGTCAATATGGGCGATTTGCAATGAGGACGAATTGCATCACATACTCCGCTGCGCCAGCTCGCGGACTTTGCCCCTACGACGCACGCAAAAAACCTCATGCCAATATCAATGATTAATGATCAATGTTCAATGATTAATGATTAATGACCTCTGCTCACTTTTCACTCTTCTCTCTTCACTTTTCACTCTTCACTTTTCACTCTTCACTTTTCACTTTTCACTCTTCACTCTTCACTATCCTCTGCCCTTTGTTCAAAAAAGTATTTCAAGGCGATTTCTTTTTTCAGGGCGATTTCCTCATAGAGGGAGGCGGAGGGGTTGTATCTGGGTCTGTTCTCCTTGCAGAGTTCGAGTCGTTCCTTCTGGTAGCGAGCCTGTAGGAGTTTTTTTTCCTCTGGGGAGAAATCAGGGAGCATGCCCACCTGCCGCATGGCATCGAAGAGCCAAGAGCAGAACAGAGGCATTTGTCCGGTTTGCAGGTACTGCTGCTGCATCTGGTGGGCGAGTGCTTCTATACGTTCTCGGGAGGGAGGTGCAGGGGGAGTCTCCTCTCGGGGAGTCCTCTCGAGGGAGAGGTGAGGATGGTTTTGGCGCGTTTTCCTCAGCCAAGAGACATACTTGGTGAGTACCTAAGCTATATAGGGAGCATTGATCAGGTTGTAGTGCGGAGTAGCTTCCCCCAGCTCGCCATAGCGCTCGAGCTGAAAAGCCTTGTGGAGCTCCTCCAAAGCCAAGTGAGCAAAGCGGCTACAGATAAGGTTGGAGATATCCTCCTTGTTCATGGCATCAATAGTGCCCTTGATACCTATCAAAGCCGCATGCTGAGTGACAATCAGCCCAATAGCCATACGGGCTACCGGCTCGGGCTGTTCTCGCAAAGGAGCAAAGTCCCTGAGCTTCTCGACAAAGCCCACGGGAGAAAGCCCATTACCAACCTTGGAGATTTGCGCTAAGAGAAGCTGCGGTTTGTCTTCCTGCCACATAAGTGTTGGCTTGTGTGGTATTGTTGTTAGTCTCTGCGGACAAGATGTTTCCATTTTCATCGATAACTAAGGGTTGAGATTGTTTGTTTTTGGGGAAAGATTGCTGTTTGTTCTCATGAGTGCGCCGTGTTTCCCAGTGTCGTATAGCAGCGCGCCAGTCCTTCATAGGCTGATTCCCCACGCGCCAGCCCTTGGAGGCATAGAAGCTACAGAAGCTCTCAGGGGAGATATCATTGCCGCGCTCCCTACAATAGGCCGCCACTTCTGCAGGAGAGGGAGGGGTGAATGCCTTGGCCGAGGATTTTTCTTTTTCTTTTTGCGCGGAATTTTTTTCTTTTTCTTTCTTAAGCGTCTCTACCGAAAGCTCTTCAAAATCAATTTCTTCGATGCCGCTTTTTTTTACACTCGCGCTTTTTTGTTTCTTTTTTTCTAAAAAAGAAAGATCATTATCATTGTCATTATCATTATCATTGTCATTATCATTGACATTATCATTATCATTAGGCGAGCGGGTTGTCGCCGAAGGAGTTTTATTTTTGTTTGGCGAGGTCTTTATCGCTGTAGCGAGTTGTTCGGCTTCTTCAAGGGAGAGCTCTCCGTCCACCATACGCTGGTGAATGTCAGGATAATAGCGTTTTAGGTTTCCCAGTCGCCCTTTGAGTTTGTTGGTCTCAACGATTTTTTCGTATTTGGACTGGTCTCTGTCCAAAGACTGTTGTATAAACCCAAAGGCGATTTTTGCCATGGGTGAGAGCGTAGGCGTTTTGCCATTGAGGGCATACTGGGCTACTGCTTGGTACAGTTCGAGCTGAATCTCAGCGGGTAATTGCTCCATTACGTTGAGCCAATCACGATAAAATACAAATGAATCCTTCATAATGATCAATGTTCAATGATTAATGAGTAATGAGTAATGTTCAATGTTCAATGAGTAACGCAAGTTCTATAAGTTGCTGATTTTTATAACCTCCCCCTCTTCACATACTCGCTCTCGCGACTTCCTCATGGAGGGGGGAATTAATAAGTATTAGAAATTCAATAAGTTATAGAAGGAAATATTTTTCATATTGGATAACAAATTTAGTCTTTTAAGCGAATTTAAACTCCCCCTTTGGAGGAAGTCCGCGAGAGCGGAGTATGTAAAAGGGAAGGTTGTTTTGTATATTATTGATTATTAGTTTTCGTAAATAAAATTATAGCCTAAAAATAGTTTTCGGAACTTATGAGTAATGATTAACGATTAATGAGTAATAGAGTAATAGAGTAATAGAGTAATAGACTACTAATCGACATTAAAAACGTTGCAAAATTACAACATTTTAAAGCCGAAAACAAGAGATTTAACATATAAGAAGGCAGCGGAGAGTGAAGAGCGAAGAGTGAAGAGTGTAGCCAAGCGAATGAGCTTGGGTATGTGGTGAAGAGTGAAAAATGAAGAATGAAGAGTGTAGCCAAACGAATGAGGTTGGGTATGTGGTGGAAAGTGAACAGAGGTCATTAATCATTAATCATTGACATGTTAGCACGAGGGTTTTGCATCCTGCTGTAGGGGCGATTTGCAAATCGCCCTTGTCTGTGTTGGCAGTAAGTAGTGAGCAGAGGAAGTCAAATAGAAAAAATCGATAGTAGTATAGAAAAAAATAATAAAAATCTATTGATCAAAGAAGAAAACCACCCTACCTTTGCACCGTCAAAGAAACAAAAAGATAAATTGTTTTTCATATATTAGATTTTGTGGTTAGAATTGGTAAAAGAGAGCTTGCGCTCTCTTTTATTTTTTACCGCTCACTCAGCCTAAAGTCTTGCACTTTCATGGGAACACGTTCGGGGTCGTTGGTATTGGCGCGGAAGGTGACAGGCTCGGAGCTCTTGTAGCCTGAAGCACTCGCCTGTAGGGTATAGTTATGATCTACTTGTAGCACTACTGTATACCCCCCTTGAGTATCACTTGGAAGGGACTGTTGATCACCTGTGGTAAGGTCTTTCAGGGTAATCATCCCGCCTGCTATAGCCACATGATTACGCCTATTCATCAGTGTACCAGACACTTTGTAAGTAGTAGGGCGCTGCTGTATTCCCTCCAGTGGATCTTCTAAAACAGAAAAGGGAAGTGAGGCCGCCACTACACTCCCCCCTACTATTGCAGTAAGCAACCCTGCAAAAAATAACTTTTTCATATTTATTACATTTATTTTCTCTGAACTACAAGGCAAATATAAAAATTTTTTCATTGCTTATGGTCTTTATTTTGTTAATTGTATTTATTTTAACAATTTTTAGAACCTGGAAACAAAGCTCTCTGTATGGGCGATTTGCAAATCGCCCCTACGACACACGTAAACATACTCACACCATGCCCATGATGTTTTTTGTGTATTTACATGTATTTACATATTTGCGAACGTTCAAAAAACACACGTGTAGGGGCTAATTGCAATTAGCCCTCCTACATGGAGGTGATTGAAAACATGGGCGAATTTGTAACAAGGACGAATTTGCAATGTGAGCGATTCGAGGAAAAAACGCACGCAACAGCATAAAGGCGATTTGCAAATCGCCCCTACAACGTGCGCAAACATACTCACACCATGCCCATGATGTTTTTCTGTGTATTTACATGTATATTTACACGTATTTACATCTATATTTGCGAACGTTCAGAAAACACACGTGTAGGGGCTAATTGCAATTAGCCCTCCTACATGGGGGCAATTGAAAACATGGGCGAATTTGCAATGTGGGTGAATTTGCAACAAAGGCGAATTGCAATATGAGCGAATTGCAATTCGCCCCTACAACGTACGCAAACATACTCACACCATGCCCATGATGTTTTTTGTGTATTTACATGTATATTTACACGTATTTACACGTATTTACATCTATACTTGCGAACGTCCAGAAAACACACGTGTAGGGGCTAATTGCAATTAGCCCTCCCACATGGGTGAATTTGAAATGTGGGCGATTCGAGGCAAAAACGCACGCAACAGCATAAGGGCGAATTGCAATTCGCCCCTACGACACACGCAAAAAACCTCATGCCAATATCACTGACCTCTGCTCACTTTTCACTTTTCACTGCCCTCTCCCCTCCCACTTCTATTCTCATTTCTCACAACGATTCTTCTTGACTTATACATCAAAAATGTTGTACTTTTGCATCGAATTTAAAACAGGTCTTAGGCGTTAGTCTACGAAACCCTAATACCCCATAATCCTAAAACCATGAACAAAGAAGAATTTTTATCGCTCTTGACAGAGAAATTTTCAGCAATGGATGCCGCTCACTTGGAGACCTTAGCTGCTTCCTTGGCTGCCCAACAGCCTGATGCTCACCAAGGACAAGCCTTGGTCAATAAGCTCACCGCAGAGCAAGTGGCGGACTATCTTGCGGCAACAACCCCTACCCCGACAGGCACAACTCCCTCTGTAGCAGGGGATACCCCAAGTGCTGCGGACTCCTTGGACAAGCGCATCGAGGAGAGTGTACGAAAGGCTGTGCTGGCTTTCGAACAGCGCCTAAGCCTATTCGAGACGCAACAAAAACAACAGCTACAACACAACCGCCTTCAGGAGGTACTCGCCCAGTGCCAAGATAGTAATTTCCGCATGCAGAGTCTCCGCGACTTCCCCCTAATGCACTTTGCTACCCCTGCCGATTTCGAACAATATTTACAACAAAAGAAAAATGACGTACAACAGGCAAATCAAACCCTCGCCAACAGAAGCTTGGCATTACAACACCCGCCTTTTTACACCAAGGAAACACCGCGCCAGAATGTCTCTCCTGCGGTGGTCTCTTTTATCCAACTCCAAGCCAATGCGCAGCAACAATTCAAAGGAAAACAAGTATAACTCTTTTACCAACAACGACCTATGAAATTACACATTACCGAATCCTACCCCTCCCCAGGTCTTTTTATGCACACCCTGGCCGACCTCTCCGGTGGGGTAACCATTACAACAGAGGTCTTAGGGGGCGCTAAACTCATCGCAGGAACGCCTATCGGCAAGGACTCCCTCGGGCGCTATGCCGCCGTGAAAACAGCCCGAACCTCCACTACCCTGACAAGCGCCTCTGCTACTGAGATAAAGATTGCCAAGGGACATCACTTCCTCCCTGGGGACTATATCGCTGCGGATACCGCTAAGGGACAGAAAATCAAAACAGTCAATAAGCAAAACCCTGAGTATGACCTCCTGACTCTTGAGACGGCTTTAGGAGTGGAACTCCCTAAGGAAACACCCCTATTCCAGTCCAAGGGCAATGACCTCCTCCCCAAGGTGACCCCCGTGGCTTTGGCCTCCTACACCTACTTGGTGCCTATGCGCGAGGACCTTTTCTGTGCCGCTTGGGTGAGTTGCGTAGTGAGTGAAGCCCTCATGCCCCCTATGCCTAAAACCATCAAAGACGCCCTCAAAGGAGTTATCTTTTTATAATGATCAATTTTCAATGATCAATGATTAATTTTCAATGGTCAATGGTCAATTTTCAATGGTCAATGATCAATGATTAATTTTCAATGGTCAATGTCCAATCATTATTCATTATTCATTATTCATTATTCATTAATCATTATTCATTATTCATTATTCATTATTCATTATTCATTGTTCATTGTTCATTATTCATTGTTCATTATTCATTGTTCATTATTCATTGTTCATTATTCATTATTCATTGTTCATTATTCATTGTTCATTATTCATTGTTCATTATTCATTGTTCATTAATCATTAATCATTGTTCTCTAATTATTAAAAAAATGAATGCATCACTTATGACAGGTCTTAACCAGACCGATTTGCAAGCGGTTGTAGGCTCCTACAATCTCGAACAATATTATTATCCTACTCTTTTTCCTTTGCGAGAGGCTTCTACCCTCTCGTGGCGTATGCTTCAGGGACAAGCAGGGCTAAAAGTAGCCGGAGATATCATCGCTCGTGGCGCTTCTATTCCTAAGAAAAACCGCAAAGGACTCTCTAAGCTCTCTGGGGATATCCCTAAGCTCTCCATCGCTCGCGAGAAGAATGAGGACGAACTCACTGAGTACGACCTAATGGTGGCTGCCTGTGGCGCCAACCCCGATATGCTCTCCCTTATCGAGTTCTGGGCTGATGACACCAAGGCCTGCTGGCATGGTATCGCTGCTCGTGCCGAATGGATGGCACTCCAACAGATTTCCTTAGGACGCTTCTCGCTGACTACCGAGAACAACGCTTCTGTAGTAAGTCAGTACGACTTGGATTACCAAATCCCTGCCGCTCAGAAAATAGGAGTAGAGGCCTCTTACAACAATAATACCACCGGAAAACCCCTCTCCAAGGACTTCATCAAGGCCTTGCGCTTAGGGCAACAACTCCACGGGGTCTCTTACAAATATGCCTTTATGAACGTGGATACCTTCCTCAAGTTTGCCTCACAAGAGGAAGTAGGCAAGCGCTGTGCTCCCTATGCCAATGCTCCCCTTGCCGATGCTCCTGACCTGAGTACCGTCAATGCCTACCTTGCCAAGCATGCCGAGACTTATCGCGGTTTGCAGATCATCGTCATCGACCAGGAGATCTCCTTGCAATCCATCAGTGGGGAGACAAAAACGGCCAACCCCTTCGAGGACGACGTGATTCTCTTCTCCGAAAGCAAGGTCTTGGGCAACACCTACTGGAAAGCCCCTATCGACATGAAGATGACTTCCTCCCACGCCCTAAAAGTGCTCCACGGGCATACCCTGATCAAGAAGTATTCCGAAGAATCCCCTGTGCGCGAGGTCACCGAGGGCATCGCCAACCTCTTCCCAGCCTGGAACCTCGCCGCTCGCTCCATCCTTATGCAAACCAACAGCACCTCATGGAACAAGAACTAATGACCAATGCTCTATACCTGAGCCGTACCCTCTCGCCCTTAGGGATAGAGAAGGAAACCCTCGAGCTGCTTCTGCTCAAAGCGCAGCTATCTCCACAAGCCCCCGTGGAGATAGCCCGCTGCGACAGAGCCATCTACCAATTCTTCTCCTTGATACTGGCACCCGCCTCCCTGAAGAAAAGCGAAGGTGCCTATTCCCAAAGCTGGAACTTAGAAGCCCTCAAGGAGTACTACACCGCCCTATGCTATGAGCTGGGCGAGCGCAACATCCTCTTCCCCTCCCACGCCCCTAAACTCAACGATCAATCACAGATATGGTGAGGTCAGTGAACAGTGATCAGTTGTCAGTGATCAGTTGTTCACTGTTCACCGTTCTCTGTTCACCGTTCACTGTTCTCTGTTCACTGTTCTCTGTTCACTGTTCTCTGTTCACTTTTCACTTTTGAAACAAAATGCTTTATCCTCATTATCTTTTTCTTCTTACTCCTTCCCTCTCCCAGCAGCGGGGGGATGGCACATGGATGGCCAGTACCCTCTCGCGCTCCTTTGCCTGCCGCTGCTTGCAGGAGGCCAATAGCAAGGGGCAAGAAGTACCTCTGGCCAATAGCCTCTACCATCATGTACAGACCGCCAATGCCTCCTTTCGCCGCTTCGCCTATGTGGTGTACCTCCCCCGTGATGCTCCACACATTGCCGAGGGCTCCCTTATCCTTATTACCAACGACCCCGAAGGCAACGACCCCCGTAGCTGCTCCATGGTACAGAAATACGACCAAGGACAGCTGCATAATAGAATCTTTTTATAATCATTATTTTCGTGACTTTCGAAATAGAAACCCATCTTTACCAGCTTCTTTCCACCCCTGAGGTAAGGAAGCGTCTTGGACTCAGCGGGGGCATTTACTTAGGCAATGACCGTCCTAATGACTCACAGAAGGAGGATATAGTCATCCAGTGTCTTGCCTGCCGCTACCTTCGCCCCAAGGGACAACCCCCGAGTGAGAAGCTACCCCCTCCCAGTGGGCAGGCACAGATTCTCCTCTATGTCCCTGACCATTACGTATATATGGGAAGGATAGGCGCTCAATACGTATCCCCACGCTACCGCCTGAAAGAACTCTGCCAAGAGGTTATCAGCGCCCTACGTGCCTCATGGGTACAAGGAAACATACACTATATTATTGACAGACAAACTCTTACTTCTTTTCCTAAAATACACCAACATGCAGCCACTATCACCCTCCGTTTTTAAGAAACAATATCTCCCCTACGCTCTTGAGAGCGAACGACTTACGGGTATTTCCGCCCTATTTAGTCTTGCCCAAGCGGCGCTGGAGACAGGCTGGGGCGCCCATACCCCCGGCAATATGTTTTTCGGTATCAAGGCCACCGCACTCACCCCTGACCATCTCAAGCAGCTGTTGCGCACCCAAGAGATACTCCCTAAGCCCGCTCGTAAGGGCGACTTCCCCGAGATTCTCAGCATCACCCCGCTGCCCAATGGCAAATACCTACACGTGGTCAAGGACTGGTTTCGCCGCTACGACTCCCCCGCTGAGAGCTTCCTGCACCACGCCCGACTGCTCACCCGCAACCCTCGCTACCGCCAAGCACTCCTCCACCGTGAAGACCCTCTCGCCTTTGCTCACTTCATCGCACAA